TGCATCTGTTCGACTTCACTATCATCAAATAACATGGGTATTGTGTAACAGTAATTGTTTAATATCATTCTATTGTCCTGCCATGAACTTTCTCCAATCGATTGTGTTTCTAATCGTTTGGTGTCTCCATGTAATGTTTTGCATACATTCTTTGAGGAAGTCTACAGTAACTTTGAGGTACTCAATCTTTGCATTGAGTTCTTGTAAATCTTTATCTGCATTGAAGAATATTTGCATGTCATTCTTCATTATCTTAAGACCATTGAATGGGTCGGGTTCCCAACCTTTCTCTCTGACAGTCTCTTCATCCATTTTACCATTATACCATAACCACTTATCTTTAAGTAGTTCACTGTATTTGTTTTGGTATTGTTTTAGTACAAGTATCTTACTGGTTAGTAAGTCTTGGTATTTTGCATGTAGTTTAGGAACTTCAAGTGATGCATTATCTAATTCGATATCATCTATTTGACAATCTTCCGTCCACTGTTTCTTTAATTCATCTAACGTCATAATATATACCATTATACCACATATATGGGTATTTAGTAAGGGAATTTAGGAAGTACTTTCTATCTCGTAATAACTAAATCTAAAGTCAACTGTAGTAGTTACTGGTTCTGCTTCTGCACCACTCTCTAACTGTAATCCACTCAATCCTATTGGGAAACAGTCATGAAACCTAAAGTATCTATTAGGTAAATTTTTGTTTGTATTTGTTACTAGTGTAATATCAGATGTTTGACTTGTATTATCTGTTCCACTGTATTGTTTAGTATCAGTAGATGTTGTTGATGTATAAGTCTTATATAATGATGGGTCTCTAACGGGAACAATTGCATCCATCCAGTCATAGATTTCTTTAAAGTTTACTAGGTCTTCATCCACTAGAAACTCTACCGACATAGTTTCATAAAACACTTTGTCGCCAGGGAAGAATGCATCTAACCCAACACCTGCCGCTTGAGTTACTTCTGTAAATGTTAAGCCAGGAATATTTACTGACCTTACAAAGTATTCAACAGTAGGACACTTATCAACGATAAGTCTAAAGTTATTCTTATTAAGAATCGATTTATTGATATCAACCATTTATTTTTAGTATCCGTTTAGACGAAGAAGTATCGAAATAATCACCATCTCGATACTCTCTCGTTGTAGTTTCTTCACATAGATAACCATCTTTAATTAACGTTGTGATTGTCTTACGACTTAATACATTCGTTGTCTCTTCCCCATTAGGAAACGTATTTGCTTCCCATGGCCCTTCCATTACATTCACTTGTTTATTATACATAATTATCTCCGTGTACTACTATTTAGGTTACTTCTCTGTTACAAACTCATTTAATAGTCTTGCAGTTACAATAACCTCTTCACCAGTGATTTCTCTTAATGGTAAAGGTTTCTTATTATTAGGATTGTTTTCGTTATGCATATAGACAGCATCAACTTCCCTCTGATAGTTTTGAGTCAAAAGACCCTCTGCTTGTGATAATAAGTCGGCTCTGATTTCAAAACCTGATTTTGTTGAATTACTCATATTTTTCTCCTGTGTGTGTATGTGTAATGTAAAGATTATTCTTTACCTTGTATTTAATGCAGACAAAAAAAACCCCTCAAAAGAGGGGTTTTTAGTATCAAAATTAATTGACTTACAGAATGTTGCTAACTGCAAATTTTCTGTAGTATTGGTTAGTTCCAGCAGAAGCCAGACCACTAGCAGGTGTATCACCTACGAATGGGTTAGATACCATTCCGTATCTAGTTTTGAAACCAATTTTTGGTTGGAATGTATTCTCACCAACTGCACGAACCATTTGTAATGGAACGTAAGGGCAATAGAATAAACCAGCGTCATAAGGGTTAGACCCTCTATAACCTACTGTTAAGTAATCAACACCAGCATATGGGTCGATGTATACTTTAACTCTTCCGTTTAGAACACCAGCAAAAGTATTACCAGTATCGTCAACGTTTAAGTTAGTAGATAACGCAGGAGTATAATCTAATACACCAGCCATTGAAAGAGCAGATGCTACGTCTGAAGAACATAGAATAAAGTTTCCTTTACCTCTACGTGTTTCTTTAGCAATAACGTTTGATTCTCTTTCGATTTGGAACAATAGACCTTTGAATTTCTCAACAGACCATCTTCCGTTTGCATCAACGTCTAAGTTAAACGTACCAGCAGCTGCAGTTGCAGATGCTCCAGTTTTACCTTGGATGTTAACATTTCTGATAACTTCTCTGTTGATTTCTGCAAGAATTTCTGATGAAAGAATATTCGCAAGTTCTGATTCCGCGTCAAGACCATGGATTGCTTTGAGGTCTTGTGCTAATTCGAGTGTGTACTCAGCTTTTAATGCTCTTGATTTTGCTGTTACAGTTGCTTTCTCAATTGTGAAAGCCATCTGAGCAAAACCATTTGATGCTTCAACATCACCAAGTGCTTCTGCACTTGCTGTTGACATACCAGCACCAGTGTTCGTAGCGTATGCACTAGCGAACGGGTCTTGGTTTGAGCCTGCAATAGGAGTAGTTGTATTCTGAGCTGCATTTGAGTAACCAGTTTCTGCTTCATTAAATAATGCTTCAGTCTTGTTTTCTCTACCAGCTGTAGAATAATCGTTATATCTTGCTTTCATAGCAAAGATAAGTCCTGTTGGGCCTGTCATTGGTTGAACACCGCAAATGTCGTATGCAACGAGATTTGGCATAGCTCTACGTACTAGTGAGATTAGGATTGGGTCCCAATTACTAATTGCAGAACTACCAGTAGCATTTAAAGGTGCAGCTTCGTCAAGAGTAACTCTATCTTCGTTAAGAGCTTTTTCTTGGTTTTCAAGGATAACTGCGGTGACAGCACGTTTGTAGTTGTCTTCGATTTTTGGCAAATCGGAGTGTTCTAGAATCGGACTCCACTTTTCTTGTAAGTTTTCTGATAAAAACATTTTATTTTCCTTTAATTTTAACCTAATGGTTTAAGTTTACTAATCGCAGATGAATATCTTGCAATAGTTGGGTCAAGTACAACTTCAGAACTTTCGTCCTCGTATGTACCTTCACCTTCCATTACTAGAGTTTCTTCTACTATAGAATCTACATCACTTGGGAAATAAGCTTCTTTGATTTCAATTACTTTCTCTTGAAAGTCTTCTACGTCTTTAAAGTCTACACCATTTGATAGAGATTCTAATTTCTCTTTTTGTGATTCAGATAAGTCGTTTCCAGCTTCTCTAACCACATTACTTCTCTTGAGAGTATCTAACTCTTCAGTGATGTCCATATTTCTAGTGACTTCACCATCAAGTTTTTGTTCCATCTCATCGAGACGATTTGCGAGTTCGTCAATAACATTGTATTTATCTTCAGGAACTTCGACATAATGTTCAGTGAACAATGTCTTTAATCCATCAATAAACCCTTCTGTCATTTCTGACCTCAAACCTCTTTCTATTGCAAGTTCGTTTTCTTTCGTCCACTCTTCTGCACAATATGAAAGATACTTGTCAACTGCTTCCGTAAGGTCACCTTTAACAGTATCAACTGAGGTTTTTAAATTTTGTGAATACTGAGACTCTAACTCTTCTTTAAGTTCTGCAACTTTACTTTGTACTGCAGCTGTAAAGATAGTTTTTGCTTTCTCAGCATTTTCTTCTGATAAGTCTAATGCTTCAGAAATTGCTGATAGGTCGTCATCTATTTCAATTTCAACTAAAGATGCTTCGACTGATGCAGACTCTTTGACTTCTTTGTCATCTTCGTCTTCATCTTCGTCTTCATCTTTTTCTTCTTTGACTTCGTCTTCATCTTCGTCATCGTCTGACTTTTTCTTCATTTTTTCAAATGTTTCTGCAACTGACTCTTCGTCCATTGCTTTTAATGATTCGACTACTTGTCTTGCGACTTCTGCTTTAGTCAAGGTTTCGTCTAACTCTTCTTCAGATATTGTTCCCAATACTTGTTGAATTTCTTCCTTAGTCATTTCCTTCATGTTGTTGACGATAGCCTTGATTGATTCCATTTTAGACATTGAACTGTCTTCATCAGAATCTTCTTTAACTTTTTTAAGTTTTACTTGCTTCTCGGCAGGAGCTTCACCTTTCTGTTGAGCATCTCCACTCACTTCTTTGGTTCCTTTCTCTGCACCTTTTACTGAGGCAACTGCTTTGTCAACAGGATTTTCTTCAGGTTTGACGACTTCACCTTTTCCACCTTCGATTGAAGCTGCATCTGATGAACCTTGCTTTACAGGTTTTGAGTCACCTTTTTCTGCTTTAGAATCAGGCTGCATTGCCTCTTCTATTGCTTGTTCTAGGTTATTTTCTAAATCTGCCATTTCTTTCTCCTGTTTGAGATTATTTTGTATTCTCTTTTTTATTTATATGTTATAGACTCTCAACGAACCTTTTCCATAGATTTAACTTAGTTTCTTCTAACTTATTTAGTTTTGCAGTTTTAAGTTGTTTCTGCATAATTTCTGCATCTTTAGCTTTAAGGATACCACTCTCCATTACCCACTCAACACCTTCCATAATACCTTCTACGAAGGCTTCAGGTGCAGACGGGTCGGCAACGATATCAGCTGCAGTTGCAAGTTGAAAGTCACTTTTCACATGTTGAATACCACCTTTTTCTTCCAAGGAACCTAATCCTCTAGATGATACTCCTAATTTAGCACCATCATTGATTAAATTCTTTACGATTTGACCATTGGGTGTGCTTAAAATCTTTGCTCGTCCCACGAAGTTATTACCATCTTCATCTAAAGATGTAATCATGTGAGACACTTTGTCTAAATTGATTGTTGGGCCTTCAGGATGTCCTAACTCACCAAAAGCACGTTGCTTATTGATAAACTCTTCCCTGTATCTGTTGACCTCTTTTAACATTACTTCTTTAGGGTAAACACGACCATTTCTGTTTTTGATGTTGGACTGCATGAAAACACCTTCAATAAAGTGTTCTTTCTCACCCTTTTCGTTTGCTTCAACGATTACTGGTGATATTGAGTAGTCATTATATTCAGATATTAATTTCATCTAAGATTTCCCCTATTGTAATTCCTTCTTCGGACATACTACCCATAATTTTTTTGATATCTTTCATCTCTTTCTGAGCAGATTTCAAATCTTTATACGGCATATCTCCACTAAATTTTCTTCCGTCCATGTACACATCAACTTTATTTCGTTTGTTCTGCACATAAACAATGTTTACTTTCTTCCCACCAACCTTTGCAGTTTCTTTAGATAACTCTTTCTCACCTGATGCAACTTTAAATTTTGCTTCATGTAAGATATGTGATATCTCTGCAAATGTTTTCATTATTAGTCTTCCTGACTCGTGTTGTTTACCCAGTCTACTTGCATTTCGACTCTTTTCATGTCAACAGTTTCTGCAGCTTTTTCTTTCATACCAGTAAAAACTGATTCCTTCGCTGCATCTAGTTTACCATCTGAAATTTGGTCAACTATTGTTTTTGCTATTTCACTACTCATTAGTAATCATCTCCTTCTTCATCATTATCGTCCTCATCTAAAGACTCTAGGTCAATTTGAGCATTAATTAATTTAATGTCATCTTCGGACTGCATTAAAATGTATTTTCTAATATACTCTTTAGAGTAGTATTGTCCAACATATTCACTAACTTGTGATAGAACATCCATTCTATCTCTCAACAGTTCAAACTCTTTAAGTTCTTTAAAGTGATTGTCTGTTTCAAAGTTATAGAGTATAAAATCTCTAAACTTATCAAATTCTTCTGCACTTACAATTTCTTTAAGTGCTAATTGTGTTCTAAGAATGTCTGTAAACACTCTTGAGAATTTCTTCTGAAGTCTGTTCGTAAACTTGTTGAACTTAACTTCATCTCTAGTAATCTCTGCAGACCTTCCCATGTTGAAACCATTCTCTGATTCCATTCTTGAGACTGGAACATTCAGTGAACGATATAACTTCTTCTTGAAGTATTCTATATCTTCTATCTCTGAAAGGTTCTGTCCGCCAGGCAAAGTCTCAATTTGAGTTCCTCTACCACCTTCTCTTCTCGGTAACCAAAAATCTTCCAACATACTCATATGTTTTCTATCATCTTTGATTTCACCAGTATCTGCATTGTAGATAAGTTTATTTCTATACTTATTCATTACGTCTGCAAGGTACTGTTCTGCCTTTGCTTTTGGAAGGTTACCTACGTCAATGTAGAATATCCTTCTTTCGGGAGCTCTTGATATCCTATAGATAACAAGTGCATCTTCCATCATTGATAACTGATTTGCAGTCTTCAATGCTTTGTGGAGATACCCGATGACTACGTTCTTACTGTAGTCTAATAGTCCTGAAGTAGTATATGATACTGCCTCGGGAGCAATCTTAAGTGTGTTCCCTTCTCCAGCTGAACCACCCTTATCAAAACCTTTATCGTTGAAGACATAAAATTCCTCAACCTTTGTAATCTTTTCTACACCCGTTTTCGGGTCTTTGTCTTTCTCTACGTTTCTGATTTTTTTAATCTTCAACGGGTCAACGTTTCTTATGTCGACAATACCTTTCTTGATATTTTTAGAGTCAACAACTTTATGGAAGTATACTCTTCCATCTACGTACCATTTTCTGAAAATTTCATGAGAGTTCTGATTGAACTTCATCATAGATAAGATGTTATTGAACTCGTTATGCACCTTTCCTTTGATACTTTCAGATAGTTCAACATCTCTTAAGTCAAGTGATACAATTCGGTCTTGAACATCCGATGTAATACACTCGTTTATTATATCCTCAATCGCTAAGTCACACTCGGGGACTAAAGATATTTCTCGGTATTTCTTAATGAGACCTGTCTCATTCTTAATACCACCTTCCATATCGACATATGAACCATATGCACCACCTGATATAAACCCACCAGGCTGTTGTTGAATAATGGGAGTCCCATCATCCTCAACAGGTGCAACAAAAGAGGATGCATTTGCAACCTCTAAATTTCTCAACTCGTCTTTTTTACGAGTTATTTCGTAACCAAAAATTTCCATACTAATATTTATACCACTTTAAAGTGGTCTTTTTCACGTTTATTAAATGACTCTTTCCCAGTGAGAGAATTCAAAATCAACTGTAAACTCTTCTAGTGCATCAACATTTTCATAAGATAGGTCAATCGCACCGATTGAAGTTGGGAACATATTGAAGAATTCATATCTCGCTAGTACTGAGTCATCTTTGTTTAACTGTTCAACATATGCACGGGATAGTAAATAATCCGTGGTTGTTGAGCCTTCACCACTATCTAATGATTGAATCTCAGTCTGCCACCCTTCTAGAGCAGTTCTTGATGAGAATTCTACATCATTAATAATAGTTACTGACCATGGTTCAAATGTTCTGTCACCAGCAAGTTTAAGGATATGTCCTCTAAAGTTTACTGGGACTGTACCTATAGTAGCAGGTGGTATTTGTGCAGCTTTACACAAAAATTCTATCTTATTACCCGCTCTAGGTAAGAACACTCTAAATCGGTTTGCCCTTGGGCCACCACCGATTAATTGTGCTTTAAATTGGTCTATTGTTGCCATGTTTTATGCTCCTTAAACTGCACCATATATTTCACTAAACTCGACACCACTTCTCGCAGCAACAAAGTTCAATGTAATAAAGTTAATTGATTTAGCAGGTTTGACAAAGATTGAACATACAAATTCATTTCTGTCAATCACTGTATCCGTGTTATTTGTTTCGTCACAAACAACTGAGAAGTCTACTAGTCCACGTCTGTTTTTAACGTCTCTTAAGAAAGGTTCAACAGCAGCTCTAAACTGAGCTCTTGTGAATGCATCGTTGAATTCAAACAACTGAGCTTTAGCTGCAGTTGCAATTGCTTTCTCTAATACGATGAACAATCTTCTTACGTTAATTCTATCAAATGCAGATGGTACTGTTAATGCAGTCTTATCACCGAATAATACAGTTCCTTGTCCAGCAAATGTTACAACTGGGTTAATCCTATTTCTATATAAGTCATCTCTAGATGATTTAGAAGGATTAAATGCAAGTTTAGTAATACCTAAGTATTGTCCTCTTGAGAATCCAGCAGGTGAGAACCATGCATCTCTCAATAGGTCTGAACGAACCATTAGACCAGCAGTATGTCCGTTAGCAGGTGTCCAACAGTACTTATCATTGTATCTGTCATATCCATATACCCAACCACTGTCGAATACTGCATATGAAGAAGATGATGCTGTTGCATAGTCTGCTAAGACGTTTGTTAATTGTGATGACTCTGAAGTTACATTCACTACTGATGCTCTTCTAGGAGAACAAACTGCCATACAGTCTTTTCTTCCTTCACATAGTAGGATTGCTTGGTTGGTTAATGTTGTCCAATCTGCAAGTGTATCTTGGTCAACACCACTACCACTATCACATCTTGTTGAACCAACAACTAAGAATGATATGTCTGATGTTTCTCCATCACTGAAATGGTCTGTCCATGTACCATGTTTCTGTCCAGCAGTACTTGTTCTTCCATTTGCACCACCAACCATTGATACCTGAATAGGTGCAGAAGGTCTACCGAATGCAGTAGTACCTGATAATGAATGTGTATGAATACTATTAGCTGCTGGGTGAGTTGAAGTTTCATGTCCAGTTACATAAACATACTGAGAA